CCAAAAGACGGAGCCGAAGGTGTAAGCGTTATCGCACCATTTGATATACTTATTGTAGTACCAACCGTAATATCAGGCGGTGTAACAAGAGGGTTATTCCAAGTTCCTTTAATGGTTCCCCACGAACTAGAAACTAAATCCCACGAATAGTCTGTTACAAGAGTGGTAGATCCAGCCGCAATATCATAACTTATTCCCTGACTTCTTGTAACAGATTGTCCTGTTAAAGTTAAATCTGCTTTTGCAGGGAATTCTGCCTCGCCATCCCATGATTCTGTATGGGAGTTCCAGTCTCCTCCGGCATGAAACCAATCGCGTGATGCCATATATTAAATCCTATTTAAAAGGTAATCCTAAAAACCACGTTGATAAGTATGCCATATTATTCTTCTTCTAAGTACGATAGAGCCATATCAGGATTTGTTCTTTTAGGATTTGTTTTATAATTGTCGTTAATTATTTTTGCAGACTCTCCATAATAATTCTCATATGCATTTTTCATAATAACAAAATAAAACCAATGAAATTTAGGTACATAGTTGGGGGAAAGACAAATATAAATAAAGTCTACTTCTTTAGCATCCTCTTCAGTAAATTCAAAAGTCTTTTTATTGAAATTCTTAAACTCAAAATTAGGTACTTCCCCCTTATAAGTATCGGAATTTTCATTTCCGATCCAAATATATTTTTTTATATCTATAGTTTCTGATAGAAATTTAAGCCACATCCCATCACTAACCATTCCATATTGTGTGTCAGGTACAGAAGAACTAGGATACCAAATATCATGATGATGATCTAAATTTAATATCAAATCAATTGATTGATCAAACGGTTCTAACTCATACAAAATTGCATCATGGTGTAATCCAAAAACTACGTTATCACAATACCTTAATGCCTTATGATATACATCGAACATATATACTATGTTAGAAATATTTACATCAAAGTTAGCCTTTGTCAACGCTGGATCATTAAGAATAATATCCCAGTTTCTTTGAACACTCTCCATAGAGATAACTTTATGGTAAAGTTCTATATACGGTTCAGCAATATAGTCCAGATCAATTGTAAGAAGAGTTTTCAACTTATATTTTTCATCTGAAATGCAATAGTTATTCTAGGTCTAACTGTTTTAGGAGAGGTAGCCCTATGCTCTACATTATCATGTAGCACCATTCTATTCTGCCTAAACCCAACTTGATTTATGGTTCTATAACCTTGATCTTTATATTCAAAAAATCCACTGTTATCCAATGTGGGGCTAACCATATAAATAGCAGTCAAATCTCCATCATCAGAATGAAATGCACTATCCATTCCTTGGTACTGAATATTTGTCAGAACCTTTACAAACTCTACTTTACGACCAAGACACTCTTTTATTTTTTCTCTAAGGTAGAGTATATGAAAATCATCAAAAGAGCAATCAGAATAATAAAACGTATTCTGTCCTTCTACATCTCTATTTGCATACTGACCATATCTATGAGGAGTATACGTCAATACATACTCATCAAGAGAAGTACAAAACTTTATATCTAACCAATCATCAAACGTCTTTATCATTTTAAATAAAGCAGAAAACGCAAACTACTCTCCTCTGCCTATCCTTGCACCACCTACTAGCATGAAAATTAGTGCCACTAAAACAAGCAACTTTTCCCCTAGATGGAGTTATAGTGTTTTTGATATTAAATTTATCACTCATATTTAATGCAGAATAAACACTCTGGTCTAAACCATTCTCTCCATATTCTTCATTAAATATAAGAGTTTCTCCGTTATCAAACTCATTTAAATACATAACTACTTGAAAGTGATCAAAGGTGTAATCAACGTGAGGATCACCATTCCTGTAAATAGAATCACAATTATACGTAAGATTCAATGCAGATCTTAATATTTTATTTATTTCTAAGTTATTTGTATCACAAAACTTATATAATATTCTCTCAAAGAATGGATACCATTCAGGTGAAGAAATGCTATTTGAAGAATTTTCAATCCTCTTCATCATTACGTGAGCTATAAAAGGAAAATCAGTAGACGTAGAAGATGGAGAATAGTACCAAGGAAATTCTGGACTCAAGACACGATCATCTATAATCTCCATATCCTCAGAACTTATAAAATTTTCACACTCAATTAACATAACCATACCATCCAGTAACGATCATCTTAGATTCCGGCGAAGTAATACTCCTGTGAGTGTGAGTCCAATCAGTAGGAAATATTACAATCTTTCCCTTCTCTGGCTTGCATACTACATCCTGATGTACAAATTCAGTACCACCCCTTTTCTTTATAGTATTACAATACATCATAAATGCTAAATTTCTTAAACTATATATAGGGGCTGCTCCAATTCTTTCTGTGTGGTATGCAAAATAACCTTCGTATGGTTTATAGTATTGTATATTAAATCCGGGTTCCAATTCAAATTTTGCATAAGCATTGCAAAAAGGATATATTTTTATATACTCATCTAAAACAATTTGTAACTGCTTGAGGAATTCAAAGATAGTTTCGTGTCCATCGCTGGTAACCAACATATCAGTGCTTTTCTTTATAAGATCGTTTGTATAATTTTCAGCGTCACCATGACTTTTTTTGAAAATGCCATCCCTCTTAGCTCTTCCCTCTGGATTTGAGTGGAAGTAATCAACAACTTTATCAGCTAATGAAGTATCTTCTACAAACTGTTCGTGTATAAAATTCACTCTACGACTTTGGATACCTACTTTTTATTTCAGCAATCTTAGAAAGCCAACTGTCAATACTATTCTCTGCAATATATTCTAATTGATCCCAAGGATCACCATACGCATTTTTTCTCTTTTCTACGTAAGATAAGTCTCGCAACTGCCAATCCTTTTCCCAATGATCCGAAACCCAAACTGGTCCATTATTAAATGATTCTTTTACAACGACTGGCAATCCATCTAAAGAAACTGCTGCACCACCTGCATCTTCAAATTGATCAGAAGATATAGAGTCTTCAACATCAGGATTTGTATAATCATTGTCCTCCACTTCTGATTCAAGTTTTGGTTGAAGTTCCCAGCTATCAGTCCAAGACCCATCTACAAGTTTTAGTTCTGATCGAATAGTCTTCCATCCCTTTTTTGGAGATGGGAGTGCCCCTTTTGTAACCTCCTCTATTCCAAATTCATTCCTAGTATCAGCATCTGTTAATGCATCTTCTGGAAATGAAATGTCAGGATTTTCATTGCGCAAATCACTTATCCTATATGGATGTGTTGCTGCACCATTTACTACTTTCGCATAAGTTGTCATGTTTCCTCCTTTATTCTTCTACTTGTGCGACACAAGTTGAACCAGCGCCACCAGCTACGCCAGCGCAGTTTGCGGCACCACCGTTTCCACCAGTAACTGTTAAGCTACCACTAAGAGAATAGGTTCCTCCGTGAAGAATCATAATAGCTCCTCCACCAGAACCTCCACCACCACCTCTTTTTTCTCCAGCAGTTGCAGCGCCTCCATTTTTTCCATTTGCAGATACTGTTCCAGTTATTGAAATATCTCCTCCAACAATAATCCACATTATACCACCTACGCCATCTGCACCATTATTAGCATTACCCCATGATCCTGCATTTCCTGTGCCACCCGGATTTCCGGCTCCTCCACCGCCAGCATTGGCTGTCCAACTATTTCCACCATTGCCGCCACCACCACCATAATCTACAGCAGCGCCTCCAGTAGCATAACTCCTCGTTCCTCCTGCACCGCCTCCACCCGAGCCTCCTCCAAAAACTCCAGCATCAGCTCCAGCACCTGCGGTCGCACCACCTTGGCCTCCTTGCCATTTAGATTCTGCACCTCCACCACTTCCGCCACCAGTTGAACAAGAAGTAGCACTAGAAGCTCCAGCTACGCCAGTGCCACCCGCACAACAATAATTTCCATTTCCCGAACCACCAGTGCTGCATCCTGAACCTCCAGTTCCACCTAATCTAGGCATACTAAAGGTAGTACCATCGCCATCAAGTGCAGGTTGATTTCCAACGGCAGCTACTGCGGCATTACCGCTTCCTGCAAAAGTAGCTGCTGGGTCCATTGTTGTGCTTCCAGAAGCTGTTAACATTCCTAATTGCAGACCACTAGAATTTACTGCTGCAGAATCTGAACCACCTGTTGCAGTAGGATCAGCAAAAGCCCCCTTTCCGTCCATATGAAGTGTGCCAGTTACAGTAAGATTGCCCTTACAATAAAGAAGCATTCCTCTGCATTGCTGGTCAACGGTCATTGTATCTCCGCTGGAGATTGTAAGATCTGTATAGTTTAGTACTAACATATCACCGTCATAAGAACCAACTTTGTTTAATACAGTATGTGTGACATCTCCTGAAGTAGTAAGAGCGCCGTCTGAACCATCACCAAAATAGTTTCCCCCAGCGGCTGCTGATGCTCCAAGCATACCTATTTTATTTGCTCCTAATGGCATATCATCCCCCCTAAGCCATCGCTATGCCAGCTGCAAACCCATACCACTGAGTGCCACCGTCAAAAGTTGTGAAGGTAAGTATATCAGTTCCACTAGAAGTTAATGTCGGGGCTGCTCCAGCGGCCCACTTAATATTGTTACCCCCGCCGCCATGCGCTCCTGATTTCCATGTAACAGTGGCTAAACCTCCATTGGTTATAATTAACGTCAGTGAATTAGATTCTGATGTTAATGCATTGGTAATACCAAAGTTAAATGTATTTGCAGTCATTGTTACAGACTGAACATTGCCATCTTCAAGATCAGCATTAGTTCCAGCTGTGATGGTTCCTATAGCATTAACAGCTTCAGCATAATCTTTCATCTTTGGTTTCTGAAGAATGTAATCAGCATGATTAACAGTTCCTGAACCATCCGAAGTTACCGCCTTAGTAGCTTCTACAGTCCCTGCAGCCGCAACATCAACATAATTCAGTTCAGTAGTTGATGCTGTGCATCCATCCAAAAGATCAAGTTCAGCAGATGTTAATCCAGCAGCAATTCCATCTAAAACATTCAATTCAGCAGCAGTTGTAGTAACTGCTGCGGCACCTAACGTTGTAAATTGCTTCTGCAGGACGTCTTTGACGAGACGAATCTGATTGTCGCCCTCTGAGATTGGGTCCGTGCCAAGCGGATTTGTAGCCGAAAGTTGGCTAATAAATGTGGCTGTTTCTACGCCCATGATTCACCCCCTTTAGGTTAATTCAAAAATACCATTAGCACTTGGAGTCACGGTTAACGTGTTATCCTGACTAAGGGTAAATTGTGATGTAGTTAGTTTTGAATAACAAACTAACTTTCCACCGGCCTGATAAATTATAGCAAATTTAACATTGCTAATATCCCCACCAGTCGCGGTCCAAACAACAGCTGTTGAATCAAAACGGAATACCCCAGCAGATGCGCCAGCAGCCCAAGTTCTTCCAGACACCGAAAGACCTCCGGTTGCATAACCGTTTGCTGCGGCTACTTCATTTGCAATAGATGCTTGTGTAGATAATGCAGCATTAGTTGCATTTGCACTGGCAGCACTTGTATGGAGCGCCATAAAAAAATTAACACTCGTTCCGCTTAAATCAAAGCTACCGTCTCCTATATATTCCCTAAAGGAATTATAAAACGCCCAAGCAGTAGCAGCCATCTTTTACCTCCTATATTGTTAATCGTTCAATAAAAATTTTGCGCGGCAAATTATACATCCTGTACCCATTGCTATTACCATATGCTTTTAAATGTGCATATATATTATCAGTATTAGCGTTAATTATTTGCTCATGCCACCATTCAATCGGTTGTACGGTGCAATGTGCATTTTCTCCATTAGGCAGTATAGTTACAGCGGGTCTAGTAGATATTGCCAAGAACACAAATAATCTGGCTCTTTTAAATATCCACCCTAAAGTTTCCTGAATATCACATTCAGGAATATGCTCCATGACATCTGTTGAGATTACCCCATCGAATAAATTATCTGGAAGAGTGGAAAACTTCTCGATGCCGGGATCATATAAGGTTGGCATAACTCCCCAATTTTTGTGTTCATTATCAACAAAATATTGTAGACCTTTGCCACATCCATAATCTAATAAAGTTTTTGATTCTGTTTCCTTTATTAATTTTTCTATTTGTCTGGAGTTATGCCGTAGCATATCACCCCAGTAATGATTTTCATTTTCAGAATGAAATCTTTTATACTCTTCTACGAGTTGTTCGTTAAGCGGCAATTTTTAGAGCACTTGGATTTTTAATAATATATGAAATTAATCCATCTCCATGAACTGCCAGATCGTAATATTCTCCAGTTCCTGCAATCATCTCAACAAACTCTTTTGCCTGATGATAATTAGCAGCGGTACATTTAAATTCTTTTCCACCAACAACAACATCTATATGTTGTTCATTATCATTTTCAGGCTGTTCGTAAGCATGGTGATTATCCATAATACAACTGTCAAATCCATAAACTTCAAATTTTGGAAATCCAAGCATCCTTAATAAATGAATAGCTCTCAATGCTACAGTAGAACCACCCATTATTGGATAAAACTTCTCACCATACTGTTCTTCAAGCAAACTTTTATATTCATCCTGACCGGCACAATGCCATATCCAAACTTTGTTATCTTTTAGTTTATGAAAAACATAAGGATGACATTGTGAGCATATAAAGTATTTACATTCTGGATGAGTTTCGTGAATAAATCTGTGATTAAAATCACGACTATCCAACATTATAAATCCAGCGGGTCGAATACCTCGATCCATACAATATTTATATGTGCCATTTACAGTAACAACAGGCATACCATCTTTATGTTTTTGCAGAAGATCAGGAAACGTATCTTCTAGAGTTGGGCCTCCGAGAGCCAGAGCAACTACTTTATCCTCCTGAGTCTCGTAAGGTATAACTTGAGGCAATTCAAGTTTTATATTATTCTCAATATTTTTTCTTATATTTTCTGGACTTTCATTTACTGAGCAAATAATCTCAGGAACAGGAACTAACTTAGGTTTAACATCAACGCTAGGAGGATGTGTTCTGGTATTAGTTTGTAACATTAAGCTCCCTTAAACATCATTCTAATTTCTAATCCATTTGCAGCGGTTCCACTTGAAATTGCATCAATATCAAATCTCAAAACAGTCGCCGTGGCAACAGAGTTATTATCGGTATCTACTACCGGGGGAGCAGCTGCCGTAGAAGAATCAGTTTCCCCTGAATCAATAGTAATAGGAGTAGTTAACATATCCACGCCAGCAGTTAAATTGTGAATCATTATATCTGTGGTTCCGGTTGTTCCAGCAGTATACACATGAGCGCCTAAATCACCAGCTACAGCACTTAGAACCAACCCATTTAATGCTAGGGGTATAGTAATTGCTGAAATTCCATTACCAACATATGTTGGAATTCCGTCTGGCAAAACCTTAATTATAAGAGTCCTATTAAAGAATACACTGTTTATGGGGGTAATCTTTTTAACAGCAGTCGCGGCTGTATCATAAAATGGAATAAAATCAGCCGACTGACTCATAGCCGTATCAAGCGGAAGATTATTTATTGTATCATCCTTGCCGCTATTCAGGTTATTAAAATTAGCATCAACCTCATTATGGGTTAATGGTGATCCTTTTCCCGCTCTTGTAACAATAGTAACTGCCATAATTTATCTCCACTTATCAATAGGACAAGTAGCATCCCTTAATTTCCATTTTAATAACATAAAACACCCACACTTTCCACATATTTTTGTAATAGTATGAAAATGCTCGCAAGACAAACAAATATTTTTTCTACCTGAAGTTGTCATTAAGAATCTTCTACTCCCATAACGTCATATTGTGCATAACCTATAACCCAGTAGTATGGTTCTACATAAGGCGTGGTTCCGTAAGGAAATGCTCTTGGTTGTTTTTCATAAAACTTCTGCCCATTGGTCATCCGATAGGCAACTCGTCTTGGAGGAGGTTTTCTTCCACCACCTATTCTGAATGTCCTCGCCATTAGTATCTAGCCTCTGCTTCTGGTTCCAATGATTGACGCCTTCTAGAAATAGGCGGCATCGCATCCATATCGTATATTCTAGAAAGTGCATCCAAAAAGTCTGGGTGTATGGTAGGAAATAAAAGATACTCATTTCGTTTTACCCAATCAACCAAGTCATATAATTTGCCTTCCTCATCTTTTCGCATAATCTTTTTGGAGATCAAAAATTCCTGTTTCTTTATTTTGTAATCTTTCTGATGAGACGTTAGTCTTTTCTCATCAGTAGGAAACGGAAAAAAGAATGATCCATCTTTTAAATCTGGTTCCAATCTTTGTATTCTGTCTTTTTTAGATTGAGATCCACCACCACCAGTCCAATTTAATTCATATACAGGAAATGAACTTCCATCTATTCTCATCATTTCCTTAAAGTGTTCAATGTCTGATTGCGCCCCATACCTCTCATAACCTATCTTTACTTCTCTAATTCCCGGCGCTCTTTTCCATTTAGTTCTTAAATTCTTTATAAAGTCCCATCTCTCAGAGAGAGAAAGTCTATGGCAAACCCCATCCAGCAAAAACTTATTATAATTTGCATCAACTCCAACCACAGCAATGGCCGTTCTATTAGATTCCCTCTTGCGAGAATGCGCTGGATCGCACATTATATACGCATTCATCGTATACGGTCTTATCTCCCATTCGTTCCACCACTCTTCTTTAAATGCAATATCAGAACCAGCTATTGGATTAAGTAGTTGTTGACAGGCAACTGTATAAGTAGAAGTTGTCTTCTTTATTTCTTCCCATCTTTCTGTTTCCAAAAAAACAGGTTCACCATCCATCTTTCCATTAACTGTCGCCGGATGAATTCTTGGTTTTACAGCTGCTCTCTGAAGAATTGTCCCATAAGTATCCCCATAAGAATACCTAGTTCCTGCATACTGAAATCTAGGCCTATATGTGGACCCTAGATTCAGAGAAAGTTCCCACTGAGTGGTGGTTTTCTTGATCTGTTCTGGGGTATTTACCGACTCTTGA